GTCTGGAAGTACGGCTGGCGGTGCAACTCTTTATGGTCAAGTGAGAATATCAGATGCTACTGGTAGTGGTACTCAAACTGGCGTCACAATGGATTCTGGCGCTGAAAATTCAGGCGATTTAATCGTAGAGAACAAAATAGCAATTAATAAAGGTGATTTACTCCTTTCTGGTGCTACAAGCACTGGCACATTTAGCGGAAATGTTGATGTAGCTGGAAGTATTAAAGGGAACATGAGGCCAAATTCTTCTACGGAGACTACAAGGACTCAGTCAGAATTTAGTCAATATAAAGGCATGAGAACTTTCTACTCTGGAGCTTCCACGGCAACTTGGACTTTGTTTTCCTCTCCTACAGACGGTGACACTTGGGTTATTATGAATGTAAGTGACCATAACATTTTAATAAGTAAAGGCTCTCAGACTTTAAAATACATTGATGGCTCTGCTGTAAACGCTAGTGCAAACAGAACTATTGCTTCAGGCGGTATAGCTGAGATTGTTTATGACGGAACTACGAGTTGTTATTACATCTTTGGTGACGGTATATCGTAAGGAGGCGCTATGAGAAGTGCAGGGACTAAAGCAGTTACCGCAAACAACACAAATAAAAGCGCGCCTAGTTTAATAATATACAAGGACTCTCAAGGTAAGACGCTATTTAATAGTAATGGTGACCCACTATCAAGCACTACGGTGGCTTTTACTCTTAGTGAAATCAACACAAAACTAGGAACTTTATAATGCGTCAAGAATATTTAATAGTAGTTAAAAAAGAGTATGATAAGCAACTCCTTCTTAACTTAGCAAGGGTAAAAGACGAGCTACCTAACAGGCCAAAAATATTTATAGCCGAATGTACTGAAGAAGAACTACAATTTCTAAGTGAAAGAAAACCTTTTAAAGAAGCAAGGCTTATGTCTTCTTCTAACCAAGTTCCTCTTGCTACAAAAACTGTAAAAACTTTTAGGCGTACCAACCTTAGTAATAAAAACTATTGGGACACAGTGTCAACATTTACTGGCACTGCTTCAGGTTATAGCAGCCCTAAGTATGGTAATTGGGGCTTAATTAGACACTCTAGTCTTACCAATAATGTTACTTTTGAATCAGAAGTTAATCACACACATACATATAATTATGATGGTACAGGTGTAGATGTAGTATTACACATTGGTGATAGGCTTAACCCTAATGACCCTGAATTTAAAACAGGGGGAGTCAGTAGAATCCAACAATTTCAGTGGAACACTCTTGATGGTTTTTCAAGCTTACCTACTATAGATTATACTAATTTCAGCACTAGCCACGGAGCTAGTTCAAGACAGCAACACGCAGAAGCCGTTGCTTACATAGCTTGTGGGAATACTTATGGTTGGGCTACAGGAGCACACATTTATACAATATATAACGAAGGCACATACAAAGTAGAACCGCCTAATGTTTATGATGTTGTAAAAAAATTCCATCAAGACAAGATAGCTGCTGGTAATACCAGACCAACTATAATGATAGATGCTGTAGAAGAAAGTGATATGGCTTTAGGTTTCTATCCAGAAGTAGTCGGTGGAGGAAAATTCTTAATATTCAGAGGCACTAAATATGAGACAGTATCCCCTGATGGAATTGGTGACAAGTTACTACATTTAGGTAATCGTGAGAACAGATCGTTGGGAGTTCTCCCCGTAGGGTCGGCTGGCTCAGGTAAGTATTTAAACGTGCATACAGATTTGGGGAGTAGCCCTACTGCTGCACAAATGATTACTTATGTAAATGACTTATCTAATATTGCGGGAGGCTATTATGAAAGCCACGTAGAGTCAAAAAATGAAATGATTGACGCAGGTGTTCATGCTGTTTCAGCCGCAGGTAATAGTGGTTTCTACAGTGTTCTACCTGATCACCCTGACTACAATAATCTTTATGCAGGTATGTCAAAGGATGTAGACGGAAACTCTTATGTCTCCGAAGTCTATTGTTTTAACAGAGGTAGTATAAATCATCTTACTAAAAGTATAATGTGTGGTGCTTTAGCTGCTGACTTTGGCAGTCATTACGGGTTTGGCAATAAAGAAACTCTAACATCTTTTTCTAGTAGAGGTAATAGAGTTGATGCTGTTGCAGCGGGCGATAATATTGAAATGGAACTTTATAGTAAGAAAATATCTGACCAGAATACTTACACTTCTAGGGTAAACGCAGGGCAGTATAACGCAACAGGAACGTCTTTCGCATCCCCTAATATTGGAGGTATGGCTGCATTAGTATTGGAGAAATATCCCACAACAACTCCAAAACAACTAAGAAGGTATTTTAGAGATATAGCTGTGGGAACTGATAAGTTATATGACACTGGTTTAGAAATGGTTAATAGCAGTAAGTATGGTGATTCCCCTTGGTTTAGTGCAGGTCATTCAAGTATGGGGTACTCAGGTAACATAGCATACCTAGACCCTAGCCTTACTTATGACCCAACGACCTTAGCTGATACAGACCCAACAACCTCTGAAACTACTCAAAGTAATCAACTTAGTTTCACAAAAGATGAAATTAATACGAAACTAGCAACTTAAACAAAAGGAAAAACAAAATGGCACAATTAACAGCAACGACTGCGTACAACCCTAAGATGGGCGATGGGGGACGTGGTATAGTTCAAGTAGTAATAGGGAGCGGAGAAACAGTCACTATTCAAGGCAGTATCAATGGCTCTGATTACGTAACTATCGAAACAGCGACAGTAGACACCCTTAAAGAAATCGTCCTAACACCTTTTGTCAAATACACAGTATCAGGTGGCACAGCGTCTAAAGTCTACATTGACGAAACTCGGTAGGAGGAATTATGGCACAGCCAACTATAACAGCCAACAGCCAAGCCTATAATCCAGCGGATAATAATGCAGCTACGACTAGAACATTTAGTAGTGTTACTATCCCCGCAACGGCCAATACTGTTTTTATTCTTTTTGCTCTTGATGCTACTGAATCATCTAGGACAATTACAGACATTAGCTCAAGCGACTCCACTTTAAATACTGTTAGGTCACACTTTGTAGATGTTTCTCCATCCGCTAATATAAGGTCTACTGGATTAGCCATTTATGACACAAGGTCTCTTGGGGCTTTATCAGTCACAATCACAGGAACGGCAAGTTCTTCAAGTACAAACAAAGGTATATTAGGGGTCGTAACTACTGATGGTTACTTAGAAAGTTTTGTGGCTACTGGAGAAAGAAGCAGCACTGTCATAGAAAGCGCATCTTACTCAGGAAACCACGCCAATACCACAATGGTTCTTATGGGGTCTAAAGATGGTGGTGTAGGAAGCTTTAGCTTTACAACTGGAACTGAGATATTTGCAACAGAGGCAAGTGCTGGTGGTATTTCGATGTATGCTGGAAAGCAGTCTACCAATGGCACTGGTGATAAATTAGGTGTAAAAGAAATAGTAGCAGCGAAAGGCGATACAGAAGAATGTTCTGAACTAACAATCTTAATATCTTCACAATCAGACCCCTTTGATGGGATTACAGGTAAACTAACTAGCCCGATTATTAAATAGAGGTAACTCATTATGACTAAGGCAAGAACCTTAGCAGACTTTGACACAACATCAATCCCCGCATCGGTGATAACAGGCTTACCTGCTGGTGGTAAGATATTACAAATTCAATATACACAAAACACTGATGTACCTAGTCACATTGTAACTTCTAGCACAACGCCTGTAACAACTGGTATTTCTGTAGACATAACACCCTCTGCTACTGACTCTAAAATACAAGTTGACTTTTTTACAGGTATGGCAGCAGCCCAAACAGGTAACGATGTTAAGTTTTCTCTTTATAGAGCCACTACAAACCTAACTTCTAGTGCGTATAATTGGTGTCAGTTTAGAATTGAAGGAGGTACGGCTGGTACTGGCACAAATTATGGTACTGTTGCTGCAACGTACATAGACTCATCTCATAACACATCAGGGTCAGCTCTTACTTATACAATTTATTTTGAAAGTGCTAACGGTAATAATGTGTACGCTTGTCAGGATGGTGGTGCTTATTTAATTAGAGCTACAGAAATTGCAGCATAAAGGAAAACATATGGACGACTTAAAACAACAAGTAGACCGCCTTGAGTGGCGTGTAGACTTGCACGAAGAGCAGCTCAAGTCTCTTCAAGACAATGCCGAAGAGCTAAAGGAGCAGCTAGACTGTATTAATAAGTCTCTAGCCCAGATCAAGTGGCTCGTAGTAGGTGGCGCTGTTGTCTATTGGGGTCAAGCTATGGGGCTTGGTCAGTTTCTTAAATTGGTAGGTGTATAATGTTAGAACAATTAATAGCTCCTGTAACGGGATTACTGGATAAGTTTATCCCTGATGCAGATACTAAACAAAAGATAGCACATGAAATTGCTACCATGTCTGAGAAGCATGTACACGAGATTGCTAAAGCTCAGATTGAAGTAAATAAACTAGACGCAAAAGGTAACTGGTTTCAGTCTTCATGGCGACCCGCAACAGCTTGGGTATGTGTAGGTGGCTTTACTATTAACTTCTTAGTAAGCCCTCTTGCAGCCCCCTTTGGTGTAATCGTACCTCAAGCTGACACCAGTGTTATGATGCCTGTATTGATGGGTATGTTAGGTCTTGGTGGTATGCGTTCATTCGAGAAAGTTAAAGGAGTCAACAAGTGACCTTTAAATACTTTAAAATAGAAGACTTCGACTGTCAGGAAACTGGCAACAACAACATGAGCGAAGGCTTCATACATAAACTAGACGAACTAAGAGAAGCTTGCGGGTTTCCTTTTATCGTTACTTCAGGGTATCGTGATCCATCCCACAGTGCTGAGAAGCACAAGTCTAAGGGTGGTCAACATACTCTAGGTATTGCAGCGGACATTCGTATTCATCACGGAGCTGATCGCTACACTATCGTACAAAATGCACTAGCGATGGGATTTACAGGAGTCGGTATTGCAAAGACTTTCGTCCATGTGGACATGAGAGAAACAACACCTGTAATCTGGACATACTAATATGAAAAACAAACTAGAAGAACTACATGAGGTAGTTACCCAAGAATTACTAGCACGAGTACGCTCAGGTGAGGCCACATCAGCAGAACTCTCAGTAGCCGTTAAGTTTCTTAAAGACAACGGAGCGAGTAATGATGTTATTACTGCTGAGTCTCCTATGGCGAACTTACTTAATGAATTACCCTTTGAGGAGGTGGCACACTAATGTCTTTATACAAAAACATAAACAAGAGAAAGAAAGCTGGAACTAGCAGATCAAAGAAGAACTCTACTATATCTCCCAAAGCTTATCGTCAGATGCAAATAGGATTCAAAAAGAAAGGTAAGAAGTGATGGGTAAGTTTGATGACTTAAAAATCAACCAACCTAAACGCACTCCTAGCCATCCTAGAAAGTCTCACGTTGTTAAGACCAAGGTGAATGGCAAAGAAAAGATCATCCGCTTTGGTCAGCAAGGTAAGACAGGTGACAAAGGTAACACCGCAAGGTCTAGGTCATTCAAAGCTAGACACGCTAAAAACATTGCTAAGGGTAAGTCCTCGGCAGCATACTGGGCTAATAAAGTAAAATGGTAAGAATATGGAACAAGTACCTGAACAACTTAAAGATTTTAGAAACTTCATGTACATTGTTTGGAAGCACTTAAACCTCCCAGAGCCAACCCCAGTACAATATGATATAGCAAACTTCATCCAAGATGCCCCAAGACGTTCTATAGTCGAAGCCTTCCGAGGCGTGGGTAAAAGCTACATCACAGCAGCCTTCGTAGTCCACCAACTACTACTCGATCCTCAGAAAAAGTTTATGGTTGTCTCAGCATCTAAGCAAAGAGCTGATGACTTCTCAACTTTTACGCAAAGGTTAATCCTAGAACTCCCAATCTGCCAACACCTTATCGCAAAAGAAGGGCAGAGGTGGAGCAAGATTGCGTTTGACGTAAGACCCGCACTGGCTAGTGGTAGCCCCTCTGTTAAATCAGTCGGTATCACTGGTCAGTTGACGGGCAGTCGAGCAGATATAATCATTGCTGATGACATCGAAGTACCTAACAACTCCATGACGCAGATGATGCGGGAGAAGTTAGGGGAGGCTGTGAAGGAATTTGATGCGGTACTCAAACCTGATGGAAATATACTCTATTTAGGGACACCACAGTGTGAAATGAGTCTCTATAACACTCTCACGGAACGTGGTTACCAAATGAGGGTGTGGCCAGCTCGTTACCCTACCCTACAAGGCGCTGAGAAGTCCTACGGGAATCGTTTAGCACCTACCCTATGGGAAGCTATGGGGTCAGCAGACCCTGCCTTAGACGGCCTCCCAGTCGATCCTAAGCGATTTGACGATGATGACTTACTTGAACGTGAGTTATCTTATGGTCGCTCAGGGTTTGCACTACAGTTCATGCTAGATACTAGCCTTTCGGATACTGATAGATACCCTTTGAAGCTGTCTGATTTGATTATCATGTCAGTTGATAAGGATAAAGCACCCGAGAAGCTCGTGTATGGCGTTATGAAGGAAGTTAGAGAGTTACCTAACGTGGGGCTTAGGGGTGATAAGTTCTTCGCTCCAGAGGCTACTGTGGGCGACTACGTGGATTACGATGGTTCTGTCTTGGTTGTTGACCCTTCAGGTCGTGGTCAGGATGAAACTGCCTACGCTGTCGTAAAGATGCTCAATGGTTACTTATATGTAGCTGATTGTGCAGGTATCGAAGGGGGTTATAGCGAGAAGACCTTAACTGCCCTAGCTAATATAGCTAAAGATCATAAGGTAAATGTAGTTCTCATCGAGAGTAACTTTGGTGATGGTATGTTTACTGAACTTATTAAACCGTTTTTGAAGAAGATATATCCCGTTACTACAGAGGAAGTGAGACACAGCAAGCAGAAAGAGTTGCGTATTATTGATACGCTTGAGCCAGTGATGAACCAGCACAAGCTTATTATTGATCCGAAAGTCATTCAAAAAGATTTCGATAGTGTCCAACATCATCCTCCTGAGAAAGCCCAGAGGTATATGCTCACTTACCAGATGACACGAGTTACCAAGCAACGTGGAGCTTTGGCTCACGATGATAGACTCGATGCTCTAGCTATGGGGGTGGCCTACTGGGTAGAACAGATGGCTGCGGATGTTGATGAGGAAATGAAAGAGCGTAAACATCAGATGTTGATGGATGCCCTTGATCAGTTCCAGAATGGCTACAACGTCAATGCACCTCAAAGGAGTAACACATGGATATAGATATAGTACCAATGGTAAGACTAACTTGGCGAGATGCTCAAGACTCTGACGGAGCTTGGACACCCATAGACGACATACTAGGCCATGAGTGTGCAGTGTGTCAGGAAGTGGGTTGGTTAGTATACAATGATACAGAGAAAGTCATCGTGATGCGATCCCGCATTGTAGCAGAAGAACTACAAGAAGGAGGCGCTCATATAGCCATACCCAACTCATGGGTAGTCAAAATAGAAGAGTTAAAAGTACATGAAGATAAAACTAATGTGCTGCTTAATACTTATCAGTCCGTACACGCTAGCTAGTGGTAGTGAAGCAACTGTAGGAGACTTTGGTACTAATCAGCAAGCAGAGACTATTACAACTACAACCGAAACTACCGTAAACCAAGAGGGTATGCCAGTAACTACTGCTGTAGCTCCTTCCACCCCCACATATCAAGCAGATACTTGTATCGTTACTTCAGGATCAGGCGTTCAGACCCTCCAGATAGGGATTAGTACGTCTAAGATGAAGATAGATGAAAGCTGTGAGCGTATAAAGCTCTCACGACAGCTCTCTAGCTTGGGATTAAAGGTGGCAGCTACCAGTGTTCTCTGTCAAGACCCTAGGGTTTGGTGGGCTATGCGTAATGCACAGACCCCTTGCCCCATTAAAGGACTCATTGGAGATGAAGCACTTGAATATTATACGCAACACCCTGAGTTTGTCCCTATTGCTCCTGTTATTGTTACCAAGGACAACGAGTGCGGGAGAAAACGACTTCGATATGACTCAATTAAGCGAAAGCACATCTATGATAACGACTGTGATAAACAATGATATGCAGGAATACATCCAATGGACTACTCAGTCTATGCTTGATGGTAACACTATTATCTACAACAACGATGATGGAACTAGCTACGAGCTTACCGCAGAACAGATGGACATATTCAACCAAGCCTATGCTGATGGTTTAGCAAACAGTACACCAGAGGCTCTCACAGCCGTTCTATTGAACGATATGATTGACGTAGAGCAGGGTACTTATGAGGACGAGAAAGAGTCCCTGATCGAAGCAGCGAGCGAGATAGCGGCTGTTACAGAGATAGCTGAGATGATTGTTGATGGTGACCAGCAGACTAAGATCAATGCAGAGGCTTATGCTACTGAAAATGATCTAAGAGCAATCAAAGAGTCTAGTCGCCAGCAGTTCAATACGAGTATCTCTGGGATGCTAGAGGCTTCCCTTACAAAGAACATGATCGAAAGCTACGCTCAGGACAGCTACGTCATAGACACCATAGCTACCTCATTCATGGCTACGAATACAGTCATGGATTTCTTTATGAATACTGCTGTGTCTATTGATCACTTAATACCCACACAACTTAACCTAGATTGGAATCAGCACAACGTAGGTGTAGAGAGTGCTATGTACTTAATGTACGCTAATGACCCCGAACAAGGCTTGGAGATGATATTACAATGAATGCACAAGATGTTGCTTTATGGATTGGCATAGCCTCCTCTATCGGAGGTGTTGCTGTTGGCTATGGGACACTTAACGAGAAGGTGTCTCAACTAGAGAATGCTACAGATGCTACCCATCTGGAAGCTAGATTAACTAAATTAGAAGTGAGGATAGAAGATAATGACATTGGACACATTGGTACAGAAATTCAACAGTTGCGTGGAGAGCTTGAAAAGCTTGATCAAAGGGTGTCTGCAATACGTGTCCCAAGTACAGGACAAATTAAATCAGATGTACGACTCCTTCAAGAGCAAATTAAAGACGTTAAAGTCGGACTTAAAACAGTTAATGACCAACTTGAAGCAGTGAGAAATAAGCCTAAAAACCCATTGTTGTAAGTCATTGATATTTGGGGGTAGTTTCTAAAGTACCTATTGTGCCTAGAGACCCCCCCCCCCGTTCACATATATATATAGTATATTATAGTATACTTAAGGATAGCTTAAGGTTACCTTTAGGGTTCTTAGTGCAGGTTAGAAATCCAGTGTAGGGGAGTGTGGGGTCTATGGGGTCTTTGGGGTCTTTGGTGTTCTATAGGCCTGATGATTATGATCCCTCCTTGTGATTAATACTGAACCATATTTACTCAGAAAAATCTGAGGTGGTAAACGTATATGCTTCGGAGCGAAAATCCCCCATGCCGCCCTCGCGCATGACGCGCACGGACGCGCCTACGCATGACGCACGGGCGCGCGCACCCGCTCATTTTCCTGCCTACGCCACGCACCACGCCACAGCATAACGCAAGCTTCGCCACAGTCAGCGAATGGCAGAGGATATTAAAACCGATTGCCAATACATAGGGGTGCAACACGCTACTGCTGGAGCATATAAGGGAGGCAAAGTCTTACTTCTATATAGGCAAACTTTTATTGCTTGGCTGTGTTTGTGGTTTTATTAATTTTTTTCGTACATTAACTAATTGTAATGTTCAACTACTTGAAAGACACTTAATCCTCAACTAAGCTCCATCTCAGTAAGTCATCTCTTGGTACGGCTTCAGTGGCGTAAGGCTATAAATGCGTAGCGGCTTGATTCGGATTGACCCGAGGGCTAGAAGCTCAGACAAGGGATGGCTTACTAATGTAGTAGTTTATTAACCAACAACACAATCAGCGAGGTAACACACATGAGCAACTTATACGACCTATGGATATATGCAGATGATTTCGATCATTCGGAGCTATACGACCACAGCCTAACAATAGAGCAAGCAAAGCAACTTAGAGGAAAGCTAATTAAAGATGGCGAACATGCTCAACATGAACTTGTCATCCTAGACGCGCAAAAACCAGATTTCAGCAAAGTGTTAATGGCGCAATACAGCGAGATACACAAATATTAATCAACCAGCGAGGTTACACAATGAACACAGAGTTAAGAGAGCAATTACGAATTGAAGTAACAAAAGCTTATTACTTTCAAACATCTTTTCGCGGGTATAGTGACTCAGATTTAATCAGGGAAGCTCGCCACATCGCTAAGCATAAAAACAGAGGAGATTACATAAAAATTGAGTCACTGTTGGAGCAATTTAACAAGTAACCACACAGTAAGCACTTCTACGGGAGTGTTTGCGAATGTAGTTATTTATTAACCAACCAGCGAGGTTACACACATGAAAACGATCACTTTTAATACTGGCAGGGTTTATGACTTTGAGCAGGTCATTACTGCATTTTCTGAGGATAATAGAACTGTCGTCTTTTACGATGCATCACGAGATGCGTATTACGCATTTGATCTCTATAGCAAAGACACCTCACAAGATGATATTGAGTTTTTCGAGCTTGACCAGTGGGATCAAGACACAGTCATGAGATGGTATGATGGCGATAGAGAGGGGCGGCCTGATGTAAGCTTGACCGAGCCTTTAACTCCAGCACATTCAGAGAAGATTTGCGATCTTGTTTTTGATACACATGTCCAACAAGCTAAAATTAGAGAGCAAAGAAAAAACAAGTAACCACGAGGTCATTGAGGCAGGGCGTAAAATACATGATGACCGAGCAGTAGCATTAAAAAACCTATTGGAGAGTTAAACAATGAAGCATTCAGTAACACTTATACAACAAACAACCAAATACGATGGACAGCCTATTCACTTGAAGTCAATTTTTGACTTCTCAACCATGGAGGAAGCTTGTGAGTACGTTGACGATTGTCGTAGAGAAGGGGAAGCGGGTGACTTAATCAAACGATACACTGATGGGACACTAGTTGAACAATGGACAGTGAGATAATCAATAACCTATGGAGGGTTAACCAATGAGCGCATTAAAAAACGAAAAGCAAGAACTAAAAAACCACTGCAATAGTAGGCATTCTTTCGAGAGTGTCTGCCATTGTAGTTATTTAATCAACCAGCGAGGTCACACAATGAAATACCGTCACGCAGTACGCAACCACACACTAAAAATCCACCGAAGAACTGAACTATTAAAGGAAATCATTTCTGCAATATTAGTATTAACAATGGCTGGCGCTATTGGCGCTATGATGGCACTAGCAATTTAATTTAAACTTACAGCGAGGTACTACCAATGGACAACTACACTAGACTACTAATTGATTCTATCACTGACGAAAACGAAAACCCTTTTAATTCTGATACTGACGCAATAGCTCATATAAAACACCGCTTCTGGAATGAGTACGGGTTCGAGGTTAAACGCTCAGGTCTCCGCATGACTTGCGAGGACTGGTTACGAGGCTTGGCCTTAGATGTCCCATTTTATAACGAGGATTGTGCGAGGTTTGAAGGTGCTGACGTTTGTGACAATGATGGCACTTTAACCGAGGATGATTTTTATGATGCAGTATCTCGTTATTGGTCTAAACTTACTCAGGCGCTAGTAGGCTTAATAGAGTCTGAAGAAGTAGCCGCCTAACACACACAAACCCAAAACTACAGCGAGGTTATATCATGAGTAAATCAATACCATTAATTCAATGCTACAAAGATGACAGCGGGGAGGTGACACACTTTGTCGATACCTTTGCCAGCTATCATAGCCAGAAGGTTAAGCCTGAACACATAAGAATCATTAAGGGTGACAAGACGGCCAAAGAGATAGCACAAGACATTAACATTTATAACGCCAAGGCTAGCGGGAAGGCTGTAGGCTTTAAGCGAGGTTAAACCATGCACAAAGTATTGGACGCACTAAGAGAAGCCACGATATCAACTACCTGCTTACTAGATGAGGGCTACGGCTCTGACTTTGATAATGATGTCACCCACATTTTAAACCAGTTGCAGACTATCAAGGATTTTTTAGAACCTTTTACAGTGGCGGAGCTGGATTACATGACCAGCGAAGAAACAAACAGTAATATTATTTTTTAAACAACACAAGCGAGGAGTAATAGCCATGCCATCACCATACAGATACCTAGTTCGACAAATTATTGACCTCGACAAGCAAGAGGATTTATTAAAACTATCCGAAGCTATGGAGAACCTGAAGAAAAATAGCATTCTTTCACAAGTTGAGTATTTTAAGCTAGACTCTATGGTTTTGAATAAGATTACAGTCTTAAACGAGGTGAGAAAATGAAATTAGTTGACAACAAAACATTCACAAGTCTCAGCGCAGAGCAACGCGCTTTAATGTTGTGGCTGGCTGAATGTCCTGCACCAATTAAGGAGCTAATACGCTATGAGTATTGCGAGAAGCTCGAAATTGTTATTTCATTAAAGAGGCCGCGCGATGAATAGCTATAACCTATTTCTGGAAGCACTAAAAAAGTATTTCACTGAGCCTGATAACCACAAGGCCGACCAGTATATAACAACGCTAGAAGTCCTAGCGCCAAGCCTAACACGCCTAGAGATTCACCGAGCTAGGCAACAGGCACAAATAGAAATCTATAGGGAGGCACGTCATGGAAGCAACGACAATAAATCTTCTCGTCTTTTTAGCTAGTTGCTACGCAATATGGATGATTTATAACAATGATTGAACGCATACCGAGATACACCGACAAGCAGAGAGCGAAGCTGGTCAACTGGATTACAGAGCGTGATCTTGGTAGATGCACTTTTATTCATGGCATCTTGTGGCTTGATACACCTGATGAGTCATTGATGTTTACCAATCTTAAAGACCTTAAAGAATACGCACAAAAGCGAGGACAGTATGGAAAAATACCTAGTATCTTGGACTAATGCTAATGGCTTTTACTCGACCACCTTCACCGACTACAACGAGGCCATAGAGTTCATTGCAGATGTTGAGGGCGATGTACGATTCACCTCATACCCTGACCCTGACGATGCTCGTGAGGAGCAATGGTACGATGAAAATTAGAATTATTCTAAATTTAGAAATGTACTTATGCTAGGAATAGAGCCGATTTAATTAATTGTTGACACCCAAAACGCTTTGGTTTACCTCCATATCCGAAATAACTTGACTAAAGGAGGAACTAATGTATTTTTCATGCTGTAGATTTGAATGCCACTTTTTTAAATGTCCGTTGTGGGGTGGATTTTATTGGTGTCCAAGACTATATAAAGTGACAAGAGACTATGGTTTTGATTTACATTGGTCTTGGTTAGGGGGTTGTTTTGTCGGCAGTAAAATTAAAAGAACATATTGATTTTGCAATTAAAAGATTTGAATTTGTTCGCAAAGAATTAGACCCTTGGGTTGGGGTACAAACCTGTTTTGCTCTTTTATTAATCGTTCGCCATACTCTTGTTAATAAAGAGGAGATGAGGGTAATGGATATTGGTACTCTCATGGCAACATCATCAGCTAGTGCTAGTCGTAATATACACTGGCTTGTTAAACATAAATTAATTGAGCTGTATGAAAATCCTGAACGTAGGATTGAGAAGTTTGTTAGATTAACAAATAAAGGTAAGCAACTTGTGAAAAGATTGGAGGGATTATGAGTGTAAAACAAAGAGGCAATGGCTGGCAGGTATATGTCACCCACAAAGGCAAGAAGTACAGACAAACTTGCTCCACTAAAGAAGATGCCACGCTACTGGAGGCTAAATGGAGACACGCTATAGCCATCGGAGAAGACCCGATGACGATGCAGGTCAACAAGCGTACTGGTACGGCATCAGGGATTACCTTTGGCGAAGCTATGGACAAGACTTACGACAAGTATTGGGCTGGCTCAAAGAACGAGAAGCAGGTTATTTATTTGATGAACATTATCTTGAAGCGATGGAGCAGGAAGCTTCCTATCAATGAGATTACAACCAACTCGATAGATAACTACGTTGCCGAGATGCAAGAAGAAGGACTCAAGAACAGCACCATCAACAGGCGCTTGGCTGTTATTAGTAAAACACTAAAGTGGGCTTTCAGAAATGATTTACTAACTAGAATGCCCCATGTTGAGCGTATGAGCGAGAAGGGTAGCGAGCGATTAGAATACTTTACCGAAGAAGAAGAAGCTCTGATACTAAAAACCCTAAAGGAATGGAAGCAGGATTACCTCCATGATTATGCAGTAGTAGCCGTTGATACAGGCATGAGGGCTAGTGAGGTAGTCAAGTGCAACCCCAATCTTGTCCCTCTATCGCAGACTAGGGCAGATGGTAGTCCAGTTTATGGGGTGATGGTCTCTCAGCGTAAGAACAGCAAGCCTTTAATCGTACCCACGACCAAGAGAACCGAAGAAATCCTCCGACTCCGTAGTTTTGACGAGATCGTAACAAGTCCTAAGCACCGCAGGGTATGGGACAGGCTACGAGATGAGCTGGAGTTAAAGCCTAAGTGCTGGCACACATGGAGGCACACTTGTGCTACTCGTCTACTGCAAAGAGGTATGGACATAGCTAAAGTAAAAGATTGGATGGGGCATGAAAACATTGCAACCACTTTAAAATATGTTAAATTAGCTCCACAGCACCTAGTCCATGGTGTTGATTTATTGGAGGATTAGTGGTGTCTCAATGTGTCCTAAAGTGTCCTGTTTCACACACGAGTTCAGCAATAAATGGCAGAAAACTGTCATGGCCTCGTGGTGGAATGGTAGACACAAAGGACTTAAAAGCCGTTTTAACCTTACTACACATCCGTAACAATATTTAAAACTAGCGAGGTATTCTGAACACAATCCATATAATCCTTTGCTCCGCTAACGTAGGTAGTTATGAGTAAAGACACAGCCCTACTAATTAGTGTCCCAACTGGAGCAGAAATGGCAACTCTTGCAGAGCAGATTGAACTTGAACTTAATATGGTACAAAGCGGGATCGACAGATACAACAAGCAGAAAGACGACCTCGAAGGTAAGACACTAAGCAGTAAGACATTACATGGCAGAACAATCATCGCAGGTGTAGTAGAGCCTGTTGCTGATGGTATCCGTGACCTCCTCAAAGAGAAAACATCTAACCGAAGTACGGTAAAACTTCTCAAAAATTGTAAGCCAAACACAACAGCACTACTTTCTTTGATCGCAGTAGTTGACACAATCTCAAACTGGTCTACACTTATTCGATCAGCAGGTAGAGTCGGCATCATGGTAGAGACTCAGTTAAGATTAGATGCTTGGCTCAAAGCAGATAGGGAGACTGCAAAGAACCTAATAAAAATGGCTAACCAAAAGTCTGATAGTGGCTACGACCACAAGAGACACGGGCTTAACCACAAGATCAACAAAGATAAAGTAGATGTCCCATCATGGACTAGCGAAGAACGCATCCACATCGGACTAAAACTAATTAACATTATCATAGAACAAACAGGGATTGTTAAGTTAGAACGCAGGTCACACCGAAGGCACACTGTTAACTACTTAGCGGCAACTGAAGATACACTAGAGTGGATTAAAGCATTTAACGAGACACACGAAAAAGCTTCACCAAGGTTTGCACCTTGTATTATTGAACCAAAGGATTGGACATCGTTTTACGGTGGTGGTTATCACAGTAATTACGTTCACGACCTTTCATTTATGAGGGTACACGGTTGATGAGAAAGTCAGTAGCAGAATATGTCGAGAAGTTAGAGAGCCTCGACTTGTCTACTGAATATAACTGTGTAAATTCTATACAAAAGACACCATGGAGAATCAATGGCTTTGTTTTGGATGTCATCAGAGCTGCATGGGAGAGTGGACAAGAATATGTAGGCTTACCCCCAAGAGAGAACACACCGTTACCTGAGTATCCTTTTGAGATTGATCCCTCACAGTTTACCGAAGAACAGAAAAAAGAATTTAAAGATTTTAAAATACGCAGAGGTGCTATCCACAATGCAAATTGTCGTAGTATGTCAAGGCGTATACAGGTTGAACGTACTCTCCAGCTAGCTGAGGAATACCGAACTATTGAAAAGTTCTATTATGTGTGGCAGCTAGATTTTAGGGGCAGAAAATATCCAGTAGAAAGTTTCCTCTCGCCACAGAATGCTGATTACAGCAAAGCTCTACTGGAGTTTTCTCGCCCTGTTTTTATTAAAGACGATGGCGATGCACAATGGTTAGCCATACATGGCGCTAATGTGTTCGGTGTTGATAAGGTTAGCCTCGAAGATAGAGAGATGTGGGCTTATCTGAATGTTGAGAATGCAGTAGCAGTCTACAACGACCCGCTTGGTTGCAAATGGTGGCAAGAAGCTGACAAACCTTGGCAAGCACTTGCTTGGTGTAAGGAGTGGGCAGAGTATAACGAGGTACGCCTCAGAGGCATGAGGGAGTTTTATGAGACACGACTTCCTTGTGCTAGTGATGGTTCGTGTAATGGCTTACAACACCTCTCAGCGATGCTCAGGGACTCTGAAGGTGGGCGTAGTGTAAACCTTACACCTTCCGATGAGCCTCAAGACATTTACTCTGATGTTGCAGAGAGGACTACGAGATTCCTAGAGCAACAAGACACAGAGGTAGCTAGGCAGTTGCTTCGTGTAGGGATATGCCGTAAGATATGCAAACGTAGCGTGATGATAGTTCCTTATAGCGGTACACGCCACGCTTGTCGGACTTATATACAAGAAGCTCTGGCAGAAAAGTGTTCAGATTTTAATCCCTTTGGCGATAGCTTGTTTCAGGCATCAAATTACCTCGCTGGTTACGTTTGGCAGGCCATCGCTGAAGTGATTAAGTCAGCATCCATCGTGATGTCTTACATTAAAAACATTGCCCAGTTGTATGTTGAAGCTGACATTCCCCTCCAATGGACAACACCTACAGGTCTACTGATCGTACAGAACTACGCTGAAGTTAAGTCAAGGCGTATCAAGACTCATCTCAACGGCTCACTTCTCAAGCTTAACTACAATGAGAAAGTGGATAGAACAATTAACAATCGCAAAACTATCTCAGGTAGCTCACCTAACTTCATCCATAGTTTAGATGCTGCCGCTTTGACCCTGACTGTCAACGAATGTGTGAAGCAGGGCATCAAGGACTTTGCGATGGTTCACGATTCATACGGAACACACTCCCCAAACATGCCTTTACTCAACAAGGTACTGCGGCAGGAGTTTGTTACGATGTATGAAGACCACGATGTACTGCAAAATCTCTACGATACCGCAGTATCTTCGTTACCAGAGGGAGTGGATGTGCCACCCCCACCAACCAAGGGTGATTTGGATTTACAGGAGGTACTACTAAGTGACTATTTTTTCGCATAGTTTTCTAAAGTACCTATTGTGCCTGATGAACTCTTTAACTTTAACTAAAGGAAATTAAAATGGCTAAACAAAAACTACCTGTGATCGAAGGCACAGCCATGTGGGCTAAGGTCTTTGAACCAGATACAAAGTTCAACCCCGATGGTGACTACAGCATCAACATTCAGATGCCTGTCGCTGACTCCGTAAAGATGAGTGAGAAACTAGAATCTCTAGTTCAAGCTAAGTTCAATGAGGCTGTCAAAGAAGACCCACGCCTCAAGAACCAACTGACCACTCGCCCTGTCTGCCAACCTGTTTTTGATAGAGACACTGGCGATGATACTGGCAATGTTGAATTCAAATTCAAGTTAAAAGCCAAGATCAAGAAGCGTGATGGGACGATGTTCGAGCAATCCCCCACAGTGTTTGACAGCAAAGTGAAACCGATGGACAAATCAACATTGATTGGTAATGGTAGTCGGGTGAAGGTTGCGTTTGAACCTATCACTTATGTGATGCCAGCCACCAAGCAAGTGGGTGTGTCTCTCCGCTTAAAAGCAGTACAAGTTCTCGACCTTGTTGAGTACGGTACGTCTAGTACGTCTGTATTCGATGAAGAGGATGGCTATGTTGCCCCCTCCACAACACCAGCCGTCCAAGAGGAG